CCCCTCACTTTTTTGTTCCTTGAAACTTAAACCCCAAATACACATATGTCCTGCGCACTAACAACTGGTTACACACTCGGCTGCCGTGATTCAGTCGGTGGCATCAAAACAATTTACGTCCAAGGCTGGAATGCTACGGGAACCGTTAACACCAATGGCTCCGGTACTGTTACAGGCTTCACAGGTTTCTCTTCGGGTTTCTACGAGTACGACTTGACCAAGGCCACTTCGTCCATGACGGAAACGCTGAATGCAAGCATCGAGAACGGCTCGCTTTACTACACCCCTGAGGTTACCTTTACCATCAACAAACTGCAAGTTGCAGTCCGCAACGAACTCCGTCTGCTTGCTCGCAACCGCCTGCTGGTCATCGTCCAAGACAACAACAACCGCTATTGGGTGTTGGGTGCTGCGAATGGCCTTGAGGCAACTGCTGGAACTGCTGGCAGTGGTACTGCATTCGGAGATAGAAGTGGCTACGAAATGACGCTGACAGGGATGGAACCCGACCCAATGCTTTTGATTGTGTCAACAACTTTTACACCGTTGGCCACACAAATCGCAGGTTCGTAGTATCTTCGCATCAGGTTTTCATCACTGAGGTTTGAGAGGGGCAGTCAGCAATGGCTGCCCTTCTTATTTTTACGGCCATGAAGATTTGCATTGTCTATAACGCCCATCCAACCGGGTGCAGTTACTACCGCCTCGAAATGCCGAACGCATACTTGGGCGACAACTACCCGGAGTTTGACTATGTGTGCGTCGAGAACATCACCACCATCAGCGACGAGGGGCTTCGTTCAATAGACCTGTTCCTGTTCAGCCGTTTGTGGTGTCAAGGCACGATGGAGCAAGTCGAAAATGTCTACAAAGCCCTGACCCAATTCGGGGCCAAAGTCATCCTTGACTTGGACGACTACTGGGTGCTTGAATCGGGCCACATCATGTACCGCCACTATCACCAAACCAAACTCGCAGAGGTCATCCGCAAGCACATCAAATTAGCCGATTGGGTTACCTGTACCACCGAACACCTTGCCTCTCGCATACGGCCTCTAAATGCGAATGTGAGCATTTTGCAGAATGAGCCGTACGAAGCCTACCAACAGTTCATTCCCAACCCCGAAGAAGAACCCGACAAGCACCTCGTCAAGTTCGGTTGGTTCGGTGGGGCGCAGCACGGAGAGGACATGGAACTGCTACGTGAGGGGATGCAGAAACTACGCTGGGATGCAAACCTTGACGGCAAGTACAGGCTCTATCTCGGAGGGTGGAACGACAATAACCCGGTATATGAGGGCTACGAAAAGATAATCAGCGACCAAGGCAATAACCCCAATTACGGACGAATCCAAGCAGCGGATATTTACTCCTACGTCGGGGGCTACAACTTCGTAAACGTAACCCTTGCACCGCTCCGGGACACCAAGTTTAACAAACTCAAGTCCGAGTTGAAGGTCGTTGAGGCAGGATGGATGAACAAGGCCATCATTGCAAGCGAAACCATTCCCTACACCGACGTAATCAAGCACGGGGAGAACGGGTTCTTGGTTCCTTACAACAAGCCGAAAGATTGGTACAAGTATATCAAGCAGTTGATTCTTGACCCCGACCTTCGTAAGGGCTTGGCTGACAACCTCACGAGGGACATCAAAAAGCGGTTCAACGTGGCCGAAACCGCTAAGAAACGAGCCGAACTATACAGGCAGATTGGGCGCAAATTGTGAAATTCGGGGGCATCGCACATTTACAAGCAGATGCTTTACCTGAACCCTGACACGACCAACACCCTGACGGTTACTTGGACCGAGCGAGCCAGCACGGGCGACCGCTACATCTTGCGACTCACGAGCATCGCCAAGAATACCACGACCGATTTCACCCTGCTGAAATCCGCAAACCTTTCATCCTACGCCAACCGCTATGACCAATTTTCGCTTGCCGTGGGGTCGCTTGAAACAGGCTCGTATCGTTACGAAGTTTACGATACCAATAGCACGGTTGCCGCTGCTTTGGCGGTGGTTGAAACGGGCTTGGCATTTATACAAACCGCAACGATAGGCTTCAATACCTACTCAAACACAATCACTTACAACGTCTATCCCGGGGGCATATTCGACCCAACTTTTGACCAAACCTTCAACTAATGAGCGTACAAACACGAAGCGAACTCCAAGCGAGTGCATTAACCATCAGTAACGAAACCGCTGCCGGGGCGAACACCGCATCCCGTGTAGGCGGTCTATTCGACGACCTTGCAGACACCGCAACGCTTGACAGGGAACGGGGTTTTGCGAACCTTTACCTCGACACCGACACGGCTTTCACCCCAACGCAGGGGCAACGGGTCAAGTTGACAAGTGCGATGAAATCGGGCGTTTTGTCAACCTACAACTTTTCAAGAACCACCACCGCCATCACCTACACAGGCACAACAGGGGCAACCCTTCGCATCGCTGTATCCATGGTCTTTGCGCAGCAGGGCAACAACCGCCAAATCAAGGTTTACATCGCCAAGAACGCCACAACGATTGACCAGTCAATGACCGAGATTACAATAAGCCACTCAGACGGCCATGCGGTTTATACGGAGGCCTACATTACGGGTGCGGTCAACGATGAATTTACCATCTACGTCAACGCAATCGATAGCGGTGAAAGTATCACGATTTCAGCCCTTTCATTCACAGTTCACACGCTATGAGTAATAAATCTACTCAACACTTCACCCAATGGTTGGGGATAGAACACAAAGTGCCCGTGATGCTGGAGAACCGCTCCGGCAAATACATCACCTACGGTTTTGCGAACGAGTATCCCTACTACCTGCTGGACAACTATCGCAGGTCAAGCAAGCACAACGCCATCGTGAATGGGAAAGTGAACTACATTATGGGCGGAGGCTGGCAGGCAGGGGACAACCTAACCGTAGAGCAAGAGGCCCGGTTCATCAAGTTCTTCGACGGAATGTCAAGTACCGAGGACCTCAACGACATTACCGAGAAACTGGTCTTGGACTTAGAGATTTTCAACGGGTTTGCGGTTGCGGTTACTTGGTCCAAACTTGGGACTATCGCCAAGATGGAACACATCCCGTTTGAGAAAATCAGGGTTGACAAGGAGGAGAAGATGTTCCAAGTTGCTGACTGGTACAACGACGATATGATGCAGTTGTTCCCGAAGGTCGGGGACATCGAAAAGATTCCCGCATTCGACCCGGAGAATCGCCTCGGTAAGCAGTTGTTCTACTATCGGGTGTACGCTGCAGGCGTGAAGCACTATCCTTTGCCCGAATACATCGGTGGCAACGCTTGGATTGAGGCAGACGTACAGGTCGCCAACTTTCACAACAACAACCTTCGCAACAACTTTTGGGGCGGTTACTTGATAAACTTCAACAACGGGATTCCGACCCCCGAAGAACAGGGCGACATCGAGAGGCAAATCAAGCGTAAGTTTTCGGGAACGGACAACGCTGGTCGCTTTGTGGTTACATTCAACGACGATGCAGCTAAGGCTCCGACGCTGGAACCGCTCACTCCAAGCGACATGGACAAGCAGTTCGAGATACTGAACAAAGCCATTCAGCAGGAGATATTCATCGCCCATCGTGTAACCAACCCCATGCTATTCGGAGTCAAAACCGAAGGCCAATTGGGTGGTCGCAACGAATTGGTCGAAGCATACGAACTATTCAAGGCCACCTACGTCAACGACCGGGTGCGCAAAGTGGAACGGATGATCAATTATTTGGGATCCTTTAATGGCGTTGAAGGTATGGAACTTATCCCTGTTGAGCCGATTACCGAGCGACTAAGCGAACAAGCCCTCTTGCAGATTATGACCCAAGACGAACTTCGTGAGAAAGCAGGTCTGCAACCCTTGGAGAAACCTGCCGACGTGGTTGGACCTAACCCCCAACCCGACGAGCAACCGCAAGCCGTGGAAGCATTGCAGAGCAATGACAACATCAAGAAGTTGTCAGGCCGTGAGTATCAAAACCTGATGCGTATCGTGCGTCAGTATATGCAGGAGAAAATCACTCTTGAAATGGCTCGGACCATGTTGTCAGCAGGGTTCGGTCTATCATCCCAAGAAATTGACACGATGCTTGGCGTTCAGTCCCAAGAGTTCAGCGAACCGACTTGGGGCCAAGAAGACGATGAGGACTACGGATGGGGCGACGAAGAGTTTAAAGTCTTGGAGGTCGTTGCAAGCAAGTTCGGAAGCCATGCCGACGACTATCACGTGATGCACTCGAAGCCGATGCGGTTCGACACCAACATAGACGAAAACATTCGTTTAGCCTTTGCCGAACTGGGCGAGGAAGAGAAAGAGTTGGACAAGAAGATTGAGGCGTATCGCAAGAAGAACCGGGACGCAAGCGTTGAAGAAATGGCCAAAGAGTTCGGGGTCAGCAAGGCCAAGGTCGCCAAGCGTGTCGCCTACTTGATTACCAAGGACCGCTACCCAATCAGCAGGGCCGTGGACAAGATTGCCGAGCAGAACCTACCCAAGAACGTCAAGGAAGTTGCCGAGCCAGTCTTGGAGGTCCGCTACAAATACGCATGGGCCACAGGCTTTAGCAACAAAGACAAAGGCTCCAGCCGTGAGTTCTGCAAGGTCATGCTGGACTTAGCCGGTCAAGGCAAGGTTTACACCCGTGAGGACATTGACGGGATTTCTGCAATCATGGGCTACTCCGTATGGAATCGCAGGGGCGGTTGGTATCACACGCCCAGCGGAGTGAACAGGCCCCAATGTCGCCATGTATGGGAGCAGCAACTTGTAATCCGCAAAGGCAATAAAATCAGCAAGGCATGAAGGCACTATTCATAAGCGAAGAAACGCTACTGGACAATAGCATCATAAACGAGAACGTCAGTTACACGCAGATACGGCCTACGGTCATCAAGGTCCAAGAGATGCGGATTCAGCCAATCGTTGGCTCTCCGTTGTATGGTGAATTGGTTACGCAGGTCGTCAGCGGTTCAACGTCTGCACTCAACCAAACGCTCTTGGAAGATTACATCCAGCCTGCTATGATTCAGTGGCTCTACTACGAGTTGCCGATGGTCTTAGCGTTCAAGTACATGAACAAGGGGATGGTCCGTAGAACAAGCGAAGAGTCCTCCCAAATGAGCATGGAAGAAATCACAAGGCTGACCGACAAAGTGAAGAACGATGCCGAGTGGTATTCCGAACGGATTACTCGCTACCTGATGGAGAACCGCAACTCCTATCCGCTTTGGAACTCGCCACCATCTGCTTTGGATACCATTTACCCGAACGCAACCAACTACCGAACCGGGATGGTCTTGGACCGCAACAGGAGGATGGGAATCAGCAACCTTGACTACCCCTACCCCTACGGTCAATTTGGGGCTTGTAATGACTGCTAACGATGGGTGCGCACAAGAAGAACATACTGAAACTGCAAAACTATGTCATGGATAAAAATCAAGCAGGCTCTCTTGGACCTTGCAAATGCTCATCCACAGGTCAACTCCTTCGGGACGGGCGACCCTCTTGCAATCGGCACGGACAACACCATCAACCTGCGAACCCCAAGCCGTGAGCGAATCGTCTATCCGCTCGTGTTTGCGGATGTTCAGTCGGCAACTACTGATGCTGGGACTTTGGACTTGGTGGTTGGGGTATATTTTAGTGATAGAGTTGAGTCCATTAAGCCGATGGGCGGAGTGGTTTCAGGCAGCCCTACGTTGGGTTGGCAGGACAACGAAGATGAGGTCCTAAGCGACCAGTTGCAGGTAGCACAGGACTTCATATCAGCCCTTACAAACGACCCAAGCGAAGACTGGACCCTATCGTCAAGCGTATCGCTTACCCGCTTCGTAGAGAGCCGGGATGACCGCACGGCAGGGTGGCAGGTTACGATGACCTTTGAGATTCCGTTCGGCCACTCGGTTTGTGAAATTCCAGTCTAATCTACATTTACAATTAAACGCTAAAAAATGCCTACACCCATATTGCAACAAATGCTTGGCCAAGGCGGTACGATGGAATTCGTTGACGCTGCCGTCAGTGGCAAAACCTACGACTTCTTGGTAGTCAACACCGCTGCGACCTTTACAACCCTTACAGGAACTGGAAGCGAGAACCTGCTAACCGCTTACGCTTTGAGTGGCAAGTCCGTTTCCGCTGGTATCGTGATTTCAGGACGCAATGGCGGTAAGATTACTGCCGTTACTCCAAGCGCAGGTTCAGTCATCGGTTATACATTCCTCTAAGATGCTGATAGGCTACGGCTACGGCTACCCGACATCAATGCTCCAAGGCGGCGTTGCTGCTGGGGTGTGGAGTGTCTTCAACGCAAGGGCTACGGCTGACGGAGCAACCGCTGCTGAGGCTGCCGTTGATGGATGCCTCTTCAATCGATTTGCTGCAATCTACAACTTCTAACAATGCCGACACCTTCGCTAATCCTTGTCCCTGCTCGCTTTAAAACGGGCAAACTCTACACCCCATTAGCAACGACTTCGGGCGGTGTTGTTCTTGGTGCATCGGGCGATTTCAATGTTACCCGTGCAACTACGGCAACAAGGGTCAACGCAAGCGGATTGGTTGAGGTCGTGGCTTCGGGGATTCCGAGGTTAGACTATCCTCTTGGCGGTGGCTGCCCGGCGTTGTTGGTGGAGCCGAGTGGGACGAACTTGGCCTTGCATAGCAGGGATTTAAGCAACGCCGTTTGGGTAAAGACAAGCATAACGGCTGCAAAAAATGCAGTAGGGGCAGACGGCACAGTTTCAGGAGCCACAACACTAACTGCAACGGCTGCAAGCGGAACTGTTCTGCAAGCCTTGGTTAATGTATCGCAGAGCCGTATTTTCTCGGCCTACATTCGCAGGGTAACGGGTACGGGGGCTATCCAATTAACAACCAATGGTGGAACTAACTGGACAACCGTTACCATTACAAGCGGTTACACTCAAGTCGCCTGTGCTGCCCAAACCGTTTTAAATGGTTCCGTAGGTGTTCGGATGGCAGTAAGTGGCGATGTCATTGAGGTTGACTTTACCCAAGGCGAAATCGGCCCTGTTGCTACATCGGCAATCCCAACAACCACCACATCAGCAACACGAAACGCAGACGTGATAACCTTATCAGGTGCAGTCAGCGGATGCATAGGGCAGACGGAGGGTACGATATATTTAGAGGTTGATTTTAAGCAATCATCCGATGCTCGAAGGGTCTTTGGTGTGTCCGACGGAACGGCCACAAATCGATTGGCTATATCCATTTCTTTAAACACATTTAGAATCGTTAAGGACGCAAGCACGGCTTTACTTCCAACCGCTATAATTAGCAACGGAATGCACAAGATGGCCGTTGCTTACAACGCATCCGAAATCATTTTTTACTTTGATGGAGTTCAAGTTGGTACAAGTGCAACATCCGGTTCGGGAACATACTTTCAAATAAATGTGGGGTCAACTGAAACCAATACGGCTTTTTATAATGGCCCAATTAGGTCTGCTGCAATTTATACCACAAAGTTAACCAACGACCAACTCGCTGCCCTTACGACCCTCTAACGATGGCTACCTTCCGAAAATACGAATTCGCAGTTTACGCTGATTTCCGAACCATTAACGACTCGGAGGTCGAGCCTCGCACCGTTGTTGAACTCGGCCACATCAACCCTGCAAATCCAAAGGCTTGGTGTGTTGACATCCTTTGGGAAGGCGACGAACCGAAGAACTGGACGAAGGATCAAACTTGGCCCGAACCAGTCGGAATCCACACCTTCGCAGGATGGGACGAGCAGTACACGGAGGACTACAACCAACGCAAATCGCTATGAAACTCTTTCGCAAACGCAACCCCGAAACCCCAAAACTCCCTTTTATGAAATCAGCAGTCATCGCTTTACTTCGCCACCTTCTCACCTTCATCGGTGGAACCCTCGTCGCTAAGGGCCTCTTGGACACCGAAACTTTGCAAGAGATTATCGGTGCATTAATCACCTTGTTGTCAGTTGGTTGGATGACAATCGATAAAGTAAAGGTCAAGAAGTGAACCTAATCGAAACCACCATCGTCGGGAGCGTTGCAGCAATCGTCGGTGGAGCGGTCGCTTGGTTCACAAAGGGCCGTGTAGAATCGGACTCCCTGCAAGTTAGGCAAGCCCAAGCGGTCCTCGCTATGTGGCAGGCTACCAGCGAGTCCCAAAACAAAGAATTAACACAACTTCGTAACGAGGTCGTAAGTTTGCGTCAACGACTTGAGGAAATGGAGCATACCATCCACGAACTCCAGTGCGAGAATGCCAAACTTAAAAGCCTCTCATGATTCTACCAGCCACCAAACACACCCGAAACATCCACGAAGTCACCTGCCAATCGGGTCAGGAGTTCTTACTTGTCAGCGACCTGCATTGGGACAACCCTCATTGCGATAGAGGCTTGCTGAAAAACCATTTAGACGAAGCCGTCAAGCGGAATGCTGCCATTATACTCAATGGCGACACTTACTGCTGCATGGGTGGGAAATATGACCGTCGAGCAGACAAGTCCCTGATTCGTCCCGAACACAACACCGACCGATACTTCGACGCTATCGTTGACACCTCGGTGGAATGGTTCGCCCCCTACGCCAAAAACATTTTGCTGATAGGATACGGCAACCACGAAACCGCTATTATCAAGCACGGGGAAACGGACCTCCTTCAACGCTTCGCAAGCACCCTCAACTACGCCACAGGGTCAGCGGTTCAAGTTGGAGGTTACGGAGGAACCATTGACATCCGAGTGCTGCACGATACAATCCGTGGAGTCAACTTCGTAGTGCATTATTTTCATGGGAGTGCAGGCGGAGGCCCCGTCACACGCGGAGTAATTTCAGACCAGAGGCTACTTGCCGGGACCGAAGGCTATGACTTGACTTGGCAGGGCCACGTTCACGAATTGTACTACCACCAAAACATGGTTCACCGCTATGACCGCTCAACCAAAACCCTTATTCAAAAACCTATTCACCAACTTCGTACGGCTACTTACAAGGAGGAATGGGACGGAGGCTACATGGGCTTTCATACTGAGCGAGGAAGAGGCCCGAAGCCTTTGGGAGGCTATTGGTTGAAACTGGAAACATCACGGAATACCAGCAAGGACAACAAGGGTCCCGAACTTCAAGTCCACGCCACCTTCACCCCAGCGGATAGGTTGTACTAACCGGAAGCGGTCAGGTATAGGTAGCCGTATTCCTTTTCAGCATTAAACTGGGGACAGGCCTTGGTAACGCCCGGAAAGTCCCTGTGTCCGCATATCCTTGCGTTAGGGTACTTCTTGAGCCAATCAAGCAGCACCACGGCAATCGCTTGACGCTGGCCGATACTACGGTCATCTTTGTCTTTGCCTCCAATGTAGGACACGTGGAGGCTCGTAGCGTTGTGGCCCTGCACTCCGTTGGTTATAGCCGAATCAGGAGCCAAGACCGTTATATTCCCTGTTGAATCGATGATGCGATGGTAGCCCACCGACTTCCATCCAAGGGCATCCTTCCAGTGCTTGCGGATGGATGCGATGGTCGTATGCTTGGGCGTGGCCGTGCAATGGACGACGAGGTGGGTGATGGTTCTCATTCTTCGGGGTTGAGGGCGTGAAAATAACTGACCTGCACTTCGTCTGCGAGGTTCTGCTGACTTGCGATGCTGACCTCTTTGGTCGCTATCCATTGAGCCATAGCAGGATCGTATCCGAGTAACTCGCAACACTTGCGGTATTCGAGCAGGAGTGCGTGGTTGCCTTCCAAATCAGCATTGTCGATGGCTATCATGAGCCTCTCAAGGGCGTTCGTGAGGGCCTTGGCAGGTCGAAGGGAGTGATATTCGGGCATGGGTTAGGTTTGTACAAATGTATGGAAATAGCCTTAAATCGCAATAAAACGGGGGATGAATAATTTTTTTGCTACAGGGTGGCACAAAATAGATTGGACCGCATTATCTTTGCTTTACAAACCAACCTCAAACCCATGACAACTGTAAAAACAAACATCTGGAACTTAGAAGCAGGCGACAGGATAACCTTTACAAACCGTGCAAACTGCAAGCAAGACATACTTGTAAACAGGGTCGAAGAAAAAAGTTGGTATGCAACTGGCAGAAATAGTTGGGGAACGCTTCAATCTTACGCAAAGTACCCCGACTTTTTAATCATCAAAAAGGGACAATAACCCCCCGAGGGGTGCGACTCGCCAACGCACATTCTTTTAACCTCAAACCTCAAAACCATGAACCACGAAACCCAAGCCAAACTCAAAGCAGCCCTCGTTACGGGCTACATTCTGTTGACCGCCTGCCTCGGCATCGCCTTCTTCGGCAGATTCATCTTCGCACTCATCACTAACTAAACCCAAACCAAACCTCAAACCATGAAAAACCTCACCCCAGAGCAACTCGCCAAGATTGCCGAGCCTCTACCACCCGAAGCCATTGCGGCCCATCCTCGCATGGCTGGCCTCTCAACTATCAAAGGAATCTTCGTAACCGAGCGACTGAACCAAGTCTTTGGTGTAGGTGCTTGGGTAGTTAAGACCGACCTTTCCAGTCCCATCACAACGGTACACACTACCACCAACGCAGGCCGTGAGCGTATCGAATACACGGCAGTAGCCAAGACCATCTTCACGGTTCCTGCCCACGATATTCACTACGAATGCATTGCGTCCTCCACCAACTCCGACCCGGGCGATGCAGCCAAAGGAGCGACAACGGATGCCATCACCAAAATCGCCTCTTGGATTGGGATTGGGATTGATGTCTATAAAGGCAAGCACGGAGCAGCCCCCAAGCCTGCCAACGCCAATTTGCTGGACCTCAACGACGAACTCGGACTGGTTCCTTCCTACGACGAACTGACCACCGCAACGCTCAAGGCCGACTTCCTTGCTCTTGTCAAGAAACTCCCAGCCGAGCAGCAGGCGAAGTTTATGAAGGACATCGACCACATGACCCCTGCACGATTTGAGAAAGGCATCCAATTCATCCAAAACCAACTCGCAAAGCCATGAGCCTACTACAACAAATGAACGCTGACGAGTTTCGGAAACTCCTTGAGTACAAAGAAAAGTACCCGACCCTTGGAGAAAACTTGATAGAAGCCTTGACCGAGAAAATTGTTGTCATTCACCTAACCGTTGCCGAGTACATCAGCCTATGCGATGCCTTGGGAATCTATTGCGCCCCGGCATTAACCCAAGTATTTCAAGCCTTCAAATCCAAGCCATGACCCTGTTACAAAAGATGAACGCTGCGGAGTACAATAAACTCCTTGAGTTCAAAGCAAAGTACCCCGCAACTGGTGAACGTTTAATCAATTCTTTAAGCCAAACGCATTCAATTCTTCACCTAACCCTCATTGACTGCATGGACCTTGCATCAGCCCTTGGCATCGAATCCCATACTTTTAGTGGTGCAATTTTAGACGCATTTCAATCCAAGCCATGACCTACCCGACCCTCATCACAATCCCCAAGAGCGACATCTGCAAGGCAGAAATCGTCCAAATCGCCCAGCAACTGACGGACCGAATCAACGACGGAGAGGTCAACCCGGTGGAGGCCCACATCAAGTTAAAAGCAATCGTCAAGGCTCTTGAAGCCACCATCAAGGCCACCGAGCAGACCGTAGCCGACGAAGCCAGCAAACACGGCAAGACCTTCTCCGCCTTCGGTGCAGAGATAACCCTCAAGGAAGGGGGCCTGACCCCCAACTACGAGGAAGACGAAGTGTATGCCGACCTCAAAGCACAAATGAAAGCGAGGGAGGAACTGCTTAAGATAGCCTTTCGGCAAGCAGGGAAGACGGCTATCTTTGACGAATCAACGGGCGAGCAGGTTCCAGTATGTTCAGCCAAGGCCACGAAAGCGTCCATAGCCGTTAGTTTCCGATGAAGCAAGTCATCAACACCATCAAGGCTTTGCGGTTATTATCGCAGAAGCCTCTCAGAGCCTCTCAGTTGCAAGATATTCTTGGAACGAGCAAAGGGGCCACCTACCGAATCATAAGGGATTTACGGGCCTCTGGAGAGGTCGTAGAGAGAACCCTTTGCACTTACTCAATTAAAACCAAAACCCAAACCGATGAATATACTAATTAAAGAAGATGAAATAATCCTCACTCCCGAACAACAAGAAATAATGTATTGGGCGAAAATTAAGTACGACTCGCACAAGTGGATAGAGTACCATAAGGGGTACTATAAGTGCGAATTTTGCGATTCAATGCATGCATCGATGCTTAGTCTTGAGAACGTAAACATCTGCAAAAAAAATCCAAATCTGTTTCCAACGGATAACCAAACCCCAAACCCATGAAAGACGGACAAACAATCGGCCAATGGCTGAACTGGGACTTCAAGAATAATGGGAACCTTACAATTATAGACAAAAATGACCATTGCATCTATGGTGAAGATTCAAGTGGATATTGGTGTAAGATCGAATTTGATTCGCAAAACAATCAAATATACTTTGAGAATTCAGACGGTCATATTGATGACAACCGCATCCCCGAAATCATTGAACACAACGGACGTAAATACCAACTAATACCCTAACCAAAACCCCCAACCATGAGTTACACCCCCCAACCCAACACCTTCACCCTGTTCGTAAACGATAAGGGCGACAACCCGAAACGCCCGGACTATCGGGGCGATGTGGTTCTCCCCGATGGAACCAAGATGCGCCTATCCGGGTGGGTCAAGGAATCCAACGGCAAGCGGTTCATATCCGGCAAAGTAGAGCCAATCCAGCAGCAGACCAGCGGTGGAAATCTTGCACCCCAAGACGGTGATTTGCCATTCTAATCGTATATTTGTGCGTCAGTCCGTGTGTAATTGAGGCCACACGGTACTACCGATAAAGGGTTCTCATACGCCCCTACCCTCGGCTGCCTCAATCAGTCGGGGGTATTTTTTTTTAACCACATAACCAATCAACCATGCAAAAACTCGACATCAACCCCGAACTACAATCACTGATACCTCCGCTAACCTCGGAAGAATATCAGCAACTAACCAACAACATTCTTACGGAAGGCATCCGTGAAGCCATCCTAACTTGGGATGGAACGATTGTGGATGGACATAACCGCTACGCTATTGCCAATGACCTTGGCATACCATTCACAACCAAGGCGATGCAATTTACCGACCTTAATGAGTGCAAGGAGTGGATGATTCTTAACCAGTTTGGCAGGCGTAACCTGCAAGCATTTCAACGCAGCGTCTTGGCTTTGGAATTGGAGCAAGTGTTTAGAGATAAGGCCAAGGCGAATCAAGGCACAAGAATAGACATTCCGCAGAAATCTGCGGAAAGTTACAAGCCTATTGAAACAAGAAAAGAACTCGCCAAGATCGCCAACGTCAGCCACGACACCATCGCCAAGGTCAAGGTCCTTCAAGCCAAGGCTACCGATGAGGTTAAGCAGCAACTACGCACTGGCGAGGTCAGTATTAATCAGGCGTACAAGGAAATCAAGAAGGAAGAGAAACGAGTGGAAGCGGAGAACCGATTGCAGGAACGACTAATCGTTCAACAAGAAGAGGTCAAGGTTAATATGGCAAGCCCTGAAGCATACAACTGTCAACTGGGGCAGACGTGGCAATTAGGTCGGCATCGATTAACTATTGGGAGTTACTTTGACTATCAGGATGAGTATGCAGACGCTTGCATCACCGACCCTCCGTATGGTATTGACTATGACCCGGATTACACCTGCAATACCAACAAGACCAAGCACGAGAAAATAGTTGGTGATGATCAACAATTTGACCCAGAGCCATTCTTGCACTTTACTAACGTATGCTTATTTGGTGCTAATTATTATTCTCCAGCGTTGCCTGTTGGTGGTTGGATGGTTTGGGATAAGAGATTGACCGAGGCAGCCGATGCGATGCTTGGAAGCCCATTTGAACTTGCTTGGTTTCAATCAGCCAATACGACAAAGTCAAGCATCATGATAAGGGTGCAACACGGAGGCGCAATCAATGCGGACTCATTGTCTGGCAATGGGGACCAACGATTTCATCCAACCCAAAAGCCTGTATTGCTTATGATGGATGTCATCAATGCATTAACGGTTGAGCATGACATTGTTCTTGACCCTTTTTGTGGCAGTGGTTCAACCCTGCTTGCTTGCGAAAAAACCAACAGGGAATGCATCGCTTATGAAATTGTCCCTCAATATGGCAATGTGATATTGAGCAGGTTTTACGCTTTAACAGGAGTCGAGCCATGCTTGGTATAGATAGGATTCATATTGTAAACGACTTAAATATTGGTCGTCATTTTGCGGAGAGGATTGACAATAGCAAGAAATCCGAATCGCTATTTAATAGCATCTACCGTTCACTTCTTCCAATATCTGAGGGAGAGGGAATAACCGAGGTAAACAAGACTGACTTATTGGCTACCTATGACTACCGAGAAGGAATTGATGTGATTCTAACCCTTGAGAACAACGCAAGGCTTACGCTGCAAGAGAAGTGCTTAACCACTACATTCAATACGGCTACATTTGAAACCGAAAAAAATAGTGGAGTGCTTGGCAATTATTACACTTGCACCGCTCAACTATACTTCGTTGGTTATGTTAACCCGGACTATACCGAATGCTTACGGTATTGCCTTATTGACCTTGCAAGATATAAAATGCTCCATGCACAAGGAAAGATTCCGTGCAGATATAGGCAAAATCAGGTTGGCAATCATCGGCAAAAATTCATGTACACGGAGTTTAAGGACATACCCCAAGAGTGTATCATCGCAATAAAATTCGGGATATGAGAGATTCATTCGTTTTTTACCGCTCGTTCCAACGCAGCATTCAGCACCTTGATGCAGGTGAGCAACTGGAGGTCTATCACGCAATAATTGCGTACGCACTCGACCAAGTTGAGCCTGAACTCACACGTTACTCACAGGCAGTATGGGAGGCCATAAAACCGCAA